ATGCGCTTCTGAAAGTACCACGGCACGAAAGCGTTACGAAGAATTGATCTACCTTGAGGATTGTTTCGTTTCGTACTCGTTCTAAACAACAAACATTTCTCTATCGGTAAATAAACTTCGCCTGCATTTGAAAGCGGGTTCATCTGGTAAGCACCATCAATGCCACCATTCTGATCGAACTGCCAGCGTGTAATAGTTGACTGGTCTCTTATCGGCCATTTACGCCAACCGATACGCTGATCGTTAAAGTTTGAACGTTCGCTTGAATCTTCCTTGTCGGGTCCGTTTCTTCTTTTGTAAACAATCTCGTTGTAACAGTAACCGAACTGCAACATTGAAAGAATAGAAGAAAGAGTGTCAGACCAAGAATGTGACATATCACTCATACACCCTGAAACAAACTCTGCTTCATCAACAGCACGTTGGTCGTTCGGATCAGAAGGCACAACAGTCCAATTAACTCCTCTTACGAGCATCTCTATCGAATAGAGGATTGCTCCGATAACAGGATGGTTGTCTGACATTTCCCGATACGTTGCGTAGCCTCTTTTGCCTTGAAGCTGTCTAAGGAAATCTTCTTGAACCTCACCGCCGTATTGGACAAGACCAGTAGAACCAACTTCACCCATATCAGTTGAAGCAGGTGCGGCTTTCTTAAAGTCGTCAGTTAAAGACATAAGTTGATCTTACCTTACTACTGGTATTATTTCTTGTATTCAAGACTGCTTCCTATACTTCTTGCGTAACTTGATTGGTCTGCGAGTATCCACACCGTCAGGAAAAATCATTTTAGTTGTTTTCTTTTTAAGATTGATCTCTAAACGCCCAAACGGTGTATCTTCAAAAATTGGTTCTTCACTCATTGCGGTATCCACGGATTAGTCTGTTCCATATTTATCGGAGCTATCGTAGTCGCTCGTTTAGCTCCGTCAACTACTAGCTCTGTTAACGCCCACACTAGAGCATCAAGCCTGTCAGGGGAGTTAGACAAGTCAGGAACCCATGAACACAACTGATCTTCAAGATCAGGAAAAGAACCAACATGATGAATTTTGTTCTGTTCATACAAAGCGGCTATCGGTTCTGCTCTTACACGTTTACCTCTACTAGCGTGAACGAGTCTTATAGGAATGTTTCTATCTACTGTGTCTAACGTGTGTCTAATCATGTCGCCGCCTTGATTAGCTTCTGCGACTATGCGGTCAGCTTGTAATCTGTGATAAGCGGCTACAGCTTCATTAGCCCACTCTAAAGGTGTTCCACGTATTGAACAGTCTTCAAGGATGTATCCATGTCCAGCTTCATCTACTCCAGCTACCACTATTCCTGTTTCAGCGGAATGTTCTCTAGATGAAACAGCAGGATCAATAGCTACAACTATTCTTTTCATGTCAGGCATAGTTGAAGTTCTAGCTCTTTCAATCATTTCCCTGTTCCATAACGCTCCATCAACGTCATCAAGTATCTCAGCGTGAAGCTCCTGTCTACCTAATCGTGTTCCTTCATAGCGTTCTGTTATCTCATTCAGGAAAGATGGTGCTAGGTTTTGTTTGTTTTCAAAAGTTGAACCTCTAGTAACTACAACATCGTTTCGTTTAACTAACTCTCTTATGATCTTCGTTGGTCGTGGAGTGGTTGTTACTAATGCTTTCGGATAGTCGCCTATGCGTAAACCGAATATGAGCATGTCCCAAGCGTCAGGGTAGCGCCAAGCGGCAAGCTCATCACACCAAGCAAGATCATGGTTGGGTCCTCTTAGCCTGTCGGGTTCGTCTGCCGAGTATGCAGTAGCTACAGCACCGTTCTTAAACGTGATTCTTCGTTTTGATGGTTCGTATCTTGGTCTATCGTTAGCAGGAAACACTGAGAGTAAACCTGACTCGCCTTCTATCATTGTGTCTCTTACGTCACCTGCTGTTGCACCAACTAAAGCTATACGAGTAGCCGATCCAGCTTCTATCTGTTCTCTTACCCATTCGGCGCCTGTTCGTGTTTTTCCGAAGCCACGACCTGCAAGGATAAGCCACACGCTCCAATTCCCTTCAGGAGTCTTTTGTTTAGGGCGTTGCCATATGCGCCAATCGTAAGCTAACTGTTGCATTTCTTGTGGTGAGATACCTTTTAATAACGCATCAGGGTCGGTTCGTCTAGCTATTTCCTCCGCAATAGATAACTCACTCATCGTCACCAACGAATCGATGATCTCTGATGGATTCCATTTCAAGCTCAATCTCGTCAAGATTTCTTGTATATCCGCTCATGTAAGCTTCTAACCAGTCTTGCTCCTGCATATCTGCGCCCTCTGCGCTTGGTGAAAGGCGTAGAGGCTTGTCGTCCAGATTCTCTGCTAGAGCGCCCTGACGAGCCTGCAAATCGGTTAAACGAGCGATAAGCATGTCACCAACATCCGTTTTTATAGCTCCACCATCAATACCGCTTATTTCGTGCCTCTTTGAAGCATCCAAGCCAAACAATTCGGCTCTACGCTTCATTAAACGAATAGCTACATCTATTTGCCCTAAATCCCCTTCAAGGATAGCCGCCATAACTCTGCGGAACAGATCATCTATTTGTTCATTCTGGATCATTCTTAATGAGTCGATAGATTCAGTTCCCCATCTGTCAATGGCGGCATCTAAAGCTCGTTTAGCCCCTGAGCGGTCTGCATAACCTAATTCGTGAGCTATCTGATCGTAAGTTAAGCCTGCTTTTTTGAGATCAACTACTCGTCTGTATCTCTCTGCTATTTCGGGTGTTATTGACTGCATGTTGAGAGCTTAGTGTTGAGAGCGTTGTTGTGGAAGCTTTTTATCTAATTTCTTCAGGTTCGTGTCCGTGTGGGTTGATCCAACACTCTCCTTCTTGTGTCCAGTCGATCCACAGTCCTTCTCCTGCGTAGGTGATCTTTTCGTGACAATGCTTGCATTTGCGTTTGCTTCTGTTTTGTCTAAGAGTTTCTCTTACTATGTTCAGGTTGATCTCCTGACGTTTTGTGTATTGTTGTTTATTTATCTGTGCTTGTGTCATTGTTGTCATACTCCGCTAAGAGTTTGTTATGAATGTCAACTATTTCTTTTAAGCTGAATTTGAGTGTTGATTCGTTTATGTATGGGTCTTTTTCTGTCGGGTAGAAGAACACGGTTAATCGTTTCAGTAAAGCTCTGTACATTGCTTCCCATGGCTTAGTTATGTCATCGTTCATTTGTTTTTTGTTTTTCCTTTCTGTTGCTGTGTGGAAGCAAGACAGTATAAAACTCATCCAACTACTAAATCTTCTTCTTTAACAAAGTGTTTCACTGATTTTTTAAAAACGTCATCTGCCATTTCCTTAACATACTCATCGTGTCCGTTTAGTTTGTAATCAATTTCGTCATTTAGATGTCTGTGGTCGGCGAAGAATCGTTTAACGACTTTCCATTCGCCTGAAGCTTTAGAAAGCACGTAAGCGCCGTTGTCGTAGTTGTCGTAATCAAGTCTGCTGATTATGTCAACGTAAAGGCTTTGATTGCCTCCGAACCAGTTGCCTAGCATTTGAATGAACCTTGCAGGCTCGCTGATATTCAAATCGGTTGCCGCTTTACAGAACCCTTCGATTGACTCTAAGCCACCGTTCCAATGAAGGTAAATGCCGACCTGTGATGTGTCCAAAGTGTTCTCAGATGAGTCTTGGAAACTTATTACTGCTCTGTTACCCATTTCAGTTCACCACCTTTACTGCAACTATTATGTCGGCACTTATCACAACGGTTTTGTTCCAGACTCCAGTACCAATGATTTTTTCATTGCTCCAGTCTCTAGGTGTGCTTGTGTCTACCAACTTTATGTGCATTGCGTCTGACATATAAGCCCACTTATTAGGCTCACCGTCAGGTGTTGTCTTTGAAACAGGCTCAATCGCTGTGACGAATAAACCATTCAATTCGGTGTTATCCAAATCCTCTAACCAGTAACTAATCTCGTCACCTACCTTAAGGCAAGAAACCTCTGTCATCCGATAAAGCGCATCGCTGTCTTTAGAAACTTCTTCTAAGTTCATTAGAAGCTCCTGTGTTTTTGCTGTCAGTTTCATTATCACACCAACACCTTGAAGGTAGTGTCGTTACTGAATCTCGTATAGGCAAATCCATTTTCCACAAAGTGAGCTACTGATTTTTTAATTTCTGGCAACTCGGACAAATTGGCTCTTGCGTTCCACTTAAAATTAAGGCTTGTGGTCTGAGCGCCTCGTCTTGCAAACTGCACTTGGAGAGGTTCCGTCTTTTCACCAAGAACAACCCAATCTCCAACACCAATCGCTGTTACTTGTGTTTCTTTTGTTATGTTTCCTTTTATTTTCATTTGATGGTTTCCTTTCGTTTGTTTGTATCCCATCGTGCCTATCAGGGGAATCGAACCCCTGTTTAACCGTTTAGGCGTTTACCAATGCTTCCCTTTGTGCCGCTACTAATGCTTGGTGGGTCTCGTCGAATATTATGTATTCGATTTGTACGTCTTCGTCGTCTTCCCACTCTGCATCGAACTCTGGTGTGTTTGGATCTTCCATTTCTTCCCAAGTTCTGAAAATTACGTTCTTGTTGTTTGCGCCTCTGTGTGTAACCAAGTTCCTTCTTCCTAGCCTGTGGCTGATGATTCCTTCGTCGGTCTGAATTTGAAACACTCCACCGCGAGCGTGACCTTTCTTTCCGATTGCTGTTGGTATGAAGTCGAGAAGCTCTGTAAGTGTCATTGTCTCAGTGATTGTTACTGTGAACTCGTGGACGCTGAACTTGTTTGAAACGTATTGGAGTCCAGTTGTTTTATCTTTTAGATTTATGTTGGTTGTTTTGTGGAACACATCTATGTTTCCTTGTGCTTTAAATGTTGCTTCCATGTTGTTCTCCTCGTTGTTGTCCATACCTCCAGTATAACCTAGTTAGGGCTAGGGTAGCAAGTTTTTCTTAAAGAAATCACAGATTTTTTTCCTTGAGTTTTAAGGACTTTTAACACATTTCTAGGATAGTTACACACCTGATAGCCTTAGCGCGCGTTAAATCGCAAGTATGCAGGGCTAACAAGGAATTAGCCAGTACGCTTCTACGCTGTGGACTGGCATAAAAAAGCGGCTTGTAGAGGCTTCCCAACAAAATGGTGGTTTCCCGAACAGGGAGGCAGGTTTGACATCCCAGTATGGGTATGCAAACAGTGTCCAGTAAAAAAAGAATGCCTTGACTCTGCTTTAAGTTACCCTCAACCAGTTCATGGAATATGGGGAGGCTTAACTGAAAGGCAACGTGTCCTGTTAAAAAACAAACAAGAATCTGAAATGAGAAACGGAGCCTAAGTGGAACACATTACTGCGAGCTTAGACTCCGTTTCAATTTGGCAGGGTTTGTATTGGGATACAAAGTTCGAGGAGAACCACCCTGCCATGTAATTAAGAGTTGGGATCAATCTATATAGAATCCACCAATGGAGGTATTCTTCTGCTTCAACTACTAGAACCTTTACAGTCCCTGTTCATCCGCATTGCCGGTAATCCCAACTCTCAAATCTATTCAGTTTTCAAAATCTTATTATACTGTAGCAACAAAACTTGCCGCAGTTAAAGCTGATGTTTCAAGCTCGTCTTGTCTGTCAACATTCTTAACACGTTGAGCTACAGAAGTGACTGCTTGAGCTACACCTAAAGCTGATTGGTCTGAGCCTTTGATAAAATGAGACAAGATGTTTTCTTTTTCTTTTTCCGACCAATGAACTTTCTTAGCAACACGGTCAATGACCTTCACAGGGTTCGGAACATCAATATCAGCCAAAGCTCTCAATTCTTGAAGTTTGACTTTCATGTAGTTAACATCCAAGAAGGAACTGACAGCGTCTTTGGTTTTAGACGTAATGAGTTCCAATTCCCTCCGTTGAGTGTCATCCGACCAACGAACAACACCCTCATCTAACTTTCCTCCGAGATGAACTGCTCGCATCGCATCCTGAGTCATTTGCAACCCATTGGAACAAACCTCAACAACTAAACGAGGGACAATGTTAAAAGCGCCGTTACCTGTTTCAGAGTTCTTAATAACAAGCCCAGCGTAAATAATTGGATTATCCTTACCGCTGTTCCCTGATTCGGGATCACGGTATCTTTGTAGAATATCAGGTGCGTATTCTGCCACTGTGGGACACTTAAGTCTTAGCGACATTCTCTTATCAGAAAGATCAACGCCGTCAATGTTTATTTCAACACCTGCTTCTTTAACACCATCAAGTGTCGCCATTAAAACATCGTAGTTGTCGATTGTCTTATATTTGTCCGAAAGCAAAGCTCGACCTATTCCCACCTCGTCAGGATCATCTGTTCTGAAAGCTCTAACAAGATGTGTCCTAGAAGGGTCTGCGTCTAGCCAGTAATTTAAATTCTCGTCGTAAATAGTTGGAACGTGTTTTGGATCACCTTGTTCAATGTCTGTGGCGACACGGTTTCTTAAAATGTTCATGTATCTCATAGGGATGTTAAACCGACTAGCCGCACCCTCATCAAAGATAGGTGTTGGGTTCAGGATTGCGTTGTCAAACGCTACTCCTGTGTCCGTGATCCGTGTAGCGCCACCAGCTATTAAAAGCTGACCGCCCTGAAAACGCATATTGTTAGAACTCACAACAGCGTCATAACGTAAGTCGTGTTGCTTTTGCAACATTTCTACCAAAACAGGTAGCTCGGCATTTCTTAAATTTCTCATAGGTTCTCCTCAGTTTGTTTGTATAAACCTATTTTAAGAAATGTTTAATGTAGCGTTGTGGTTTTACAAGCTAAAAAATTCGCTACGGACTGTCGCATCTGTACGAAAAGCTCCACTCAAATAGCTTGTTACCATTTCAGCGGACTTATTGACACCCCTGTGAGCCATACATTCGTGTGTAGCTTTTAACACAACCGCAGAGCCTAAAGGGGTTAAAACATTATCTAAAGCTTCACCGATCTGATTTGTTAAACGTTCTTGGATTTGCAACCTGCGCGCGTAGCAATCAACAAGCCTGCCCAGTTTTGAGAGTCCCACTACACGATCAACAGGGATGTAACCAACCTTAGCGACACCAGCGAAAGGTAGCATGTGATGTTCGCATAAAGAAACAAACGGATATTCTTTAACAACAACCATCTCATCGTAAGACTCGTCAAAAGTTGTAGTTAACACATCTTCAGGAACTAAATCGTAGCCTGATGTCATTTCTTTCAAAGCTTTAACTACACGTTTCGGAGTGTCTAACAAGCCGTCTCTGTCAGGGTTCTCTCCGATAGTTCTAATTAAAGTTTGGACAGCTTCAGTCGGGTTCATAAATGACATTTGTTATCTCCCTCTCTCATCGCCCCACAGACGCACGTGTAATCTATCTGAATAATTAGCGCCCATTGTTAAGGCGTATTCGGCAACCTTAGCAGAGTGGGCATCCAATTCGGCGTTTATTCTACCTTCAGGCATAAGCCATGTATGTTCAGGTTTCCAATCAACAGCTTCTAACAGTTCCTCAACCTGTCTAATGTCGTCCTCATCGCAAATAACAAACTTGAAAAAAGCTTTCTGTTTTTCCGCTAAAGGTTTGTATTCTTTCAACGTGTCAAACCATTTGTATTTCCATTCAACGCCACTACCTTTTAGCTTCGGGCTAATAACATAATTGATCGCATCATCCTGTAAGAATGGAGAACTGATAGGGGAACGAGTCCCATTGGTTTCCACATCAATGTGTAGAACCATTGAAGCTCTCATGTTGACCACAAAAGATTCAAGCCCTTTGCTTTGTAACATTGGTTCACCACCTGAAATAACCACTCTTGTAAAAGGTGTAGGCATTAAACTTTTTGTTTCTGCTATCACGGAATTCACAGACATCTTTGTTAACTCGAAAGAAGGATCGTAAGCTGTCCCATTCTTACCTTTCCAATCCCACGTATACGGAGTGTCACACCATTTGCAATCCAAATTGCATCTACCTAAACGAAGAAACACAGCGGCTCTGCCAGTGAAGGGTCCTTCTCCTTGAAAGGTAGGTCCGAATATCTCTGACACAGTTAAAGAATTGTTTTGAGAAGCCACTTCTTCAGTTAATTGTTTGTATTCACCTTTAGCGTAAGCTTTTATGCTTTCCATATAGCCGCATTCTTTTCGTTTTCCCAACATGCCACTTCAATAACTCTTGCTTTAGGCGCATTTTTTTCAGTCCAAGTAATACAAAGTTCGGCTACCCATTTTGCCATCCCTTCCATCGTGGGATCCATTACACGTAAGGCAACAGCATCCATCAACTGAAGCTCTTTAAAAATAGGTAAACAAGGATCATCTGAAGCTACTAAAGTCGTGTGATCGAACTGGTGTTCTAAAGCATCTTTAATGTCTTTAAGACCACCAAAATCAACTACCCAACCTTTATCGTCACGTTCGCCTGCCCATGTTATTTCAACCCAACGGTCATAGCCATGCAACCAACGGCAATGTCCATCATCTTTATACTGCCGATGTGAACAGGGATACCCTCCGAGTCTTTTTTTAACTCGCATTTTCTATAACTGTACGCCAGTAGCAATCATCAGCGTATTCTGTTGAATCTTTAACACCTACAAGATCGAAAGCTTCTAACCTTTCAACACAAGTAGCGCACCTGCCGCAATGGATTTCACCACCCTCATAGCAAGT